GACTGAGCCATTAAAGGGCACGACCGAATCCTGTTGCAGTGTAGCTGAACCCAGAATTATCAGCATTTGAAAGAGTTGCGGTGAACCCTGTTGCGCTTTTTGTGATTGTTATATGTCCGTCTGTACCTAAGTCTGTAGGAGTAATCATGATTTCAGGCACTTGATGGAATGCGTTTGCAAAAGTAACTGCACTGCCGGACGTTCCAGAACCCGTCTCTGTTCTACGCATCAATTCAAGCGTTGCGCCTAATTGATCAGCAGACACGCTTGTTAGTTCATCAGTTGTGTTCAATATCGCTTTTACTTGCACATGACGGCCTTGAATTACTGCAGAGATAAACTCTGCCCAAGGCGTATAGTCTGCCTCAGCAGGAGAAGCGGTTGTAGCTGTTCTGATATAGGTTGCTACGTTTACGACATCAGAAATATCACCATCAAACAAACCTGTAGCGTTGTCAAATAATCCAGAGCGGCTATCAAACAAAGCCCCTGTAATAGCTAAAGGAAAACTAACAATGCTGCGCCTAGCAATAAAATCTAGATTGACGCCAAAGTCAAACGTATCTTGGAATATGTATTCAGCCTCACCATCGCCAATCGCGTAAAAATCTTCTACATAACCAAAAGCAACATAAGGATCAGGGACAAGATTTAGATTGCCAGAGACAACGCTGCAATTAGTTTTTGTGCCAGGAAAAGTAGCATGCTCTGCATAGGTCTTAGCTAAAAATCGACCGTCTGCAGCAGGCAATGATGCTTCAAACGCTGTTTCGACTGCAGAACGATTGCCTAAGAAATCTTCTGCTTTTACAAAATACGTTCCAGCAAGCAGCGGAACTTGCTTTTGCGTTGATGCTCCAGAGACACCATCAACAATTTGGTTGCTGGTTGTCCATTCAGCTGACGCCAAAGCTCGTGGATCATGCCGGATAATAATTCGACCACCAAGCTGAACGTCTAGTTCTTGGAGCTTTCTCCAAGACAAAATAGCCAAAGTGTCAGTCGTTGGCACAAGGCTTAAATCACGAATATTGTTAGGGACTGCCCCTAACCCTTCAACCGTATAGTTAGCCAAAGCTGGCTTACTGAACAAAATACCGGTGCTGCTAATACTTGAAACTTGAATCTGATAGTTTCCGGTCTTAGCGTCTAAAATATCAAATGTTGTTCCTTGAGAAACAATCTCTGTGAAGTTGTCATCGTCGTGCCTATATCGTACTCGAAATTTCTTAGTGACTTGACCTGAAGGAACGCGCCAATGCCAAGTAATTTTAATTGCAACGCGACCATTTAAAACAAACTGCACTTCTTTTTCTGGAATTGTTCCTCCTGGCGGCAGAGTTGCCAGCACTTCCAAATCTTCTGGAGGCTCGGGGATAACGTCTAAATTTGTTGTGTCACGGGTTTGCAGTGCTTCTCCATCTTCAACAAAACCATACTTGCTGGCGTTGTAAGCAATCGCACTGATTGAATACAACATGCCTTCCTGCTCTTCAACAGAAATAACACGCCAAGTTGTTGGCTGAATATTGTTAGCACCTAGCCCGAGGCTTTCTAATACCCATACACTGTTGACGTTTGGTGTCGCAGCAAAGTTTCTGTCTACTGTTATCACCCCATTTGTAATGTCAGTGACCCTCAGCTTTTCATCAGCAACTTCACCATCAACCGTGCCATCAGGCAAGATCACATACAAGAACGACCCAAAACCAAAAGTCAGATCAGTTGCACTTGTATCGTCAACTGTGATCGTGTTGCTGGTTGCAGCTTTGATACGGCCTCCCTTGCGAGCGCCTGAAATAACAGGGTCAGCAATCTGAATAATCGTTCCAGGGCGAACGACTTGGCCCGCTTCTAAGCCGCTAACAAACGTGACAACCTCTTTTTCAAACTTTTCTGAATACAGAATCCACTTGCCAATCCTTGCCGCTTGGCCTCGGCTGGTGCAGGCAAAAGCACTGAACTCTTTACGCACCACGCCGTATTTCGCAATCCCATCATGATCCTCAACTACTTCGTAAGCCGTATCCTGTAAATCAAGGTCGAGATAGCTAACAACAACAACAGTGGGTCTAGTTTTTAAACTGCTGCCGCTATAGCCAAATCCTTCTTGAGTGACATTTGCAATCGTAAAGAGGTAAGCAGCATCTTTTGGTGCGTCCTGCTCAATTGTCAGGCTGCCTGCGCTCCAGAATCCCTGGCAACGCATAACAGACAACAGGTCATTGACCAGCTTGAACGATTCTTCTGCTGTCTGTATCGTCGTGTTGCAGCTAAACCGTGCTTCCTGTCCTCCAAACCCGTCATCAACCAGAGCATTGCTGTACTTTGATGCAGCAAAAAACGCATACTTATCAAGCTGTGCAACATCAATATGATTACCGAATCCGTAGCGAGTATTCGTCAGCAAATCCCACAAGATAAAAGCAGGACAGCTACACCAAGTAGCAGCCGAGAACGTGCCGTTCCAGATAAAATCATCAGGGTAAATAATCCTGCCGGTGTTTGAGTCAACTGTTACTCCTGCAGGTATGGCAACCTTAACGCCTTTAATTAAATACTTTCGATTTGGAATACTGTTGAACTGTTCAGAGTCAACCCGTAGAGCGACTAAAGCACTGTTTGGGTAGCGTAGCTTTGCGTATTTTATTTCAACCAAGCTTGACCAGCTAAATGCGTTGCTCAACAGAGAGTCTTCACTATCCTCAGTGATCCGTTCAACTTTTATGTTGACGTTGTTTGTTGGGCTGGGGCGGTTGAGCGTAAGCAGATAATCTTTTTGGTACAAGTCAGCCGTGCGGCCTGAAATCGTGTCATCAATAACTGCATCACCGTAACCAGCACCCGCATATTCGACAAAAATCTTTAGTTGTACTCTTGTCCCTAAAGTGTCGCCATTCGTGTTGTCAATTTTCTGCAACGAAGGGATTGATACCGTGACGCGCACTGCATCAACATCGTCATCAGTTACCGATTCAACAATTGGCACAGACTGCGTTACTTCTCTTCCTACGCTGCGGGTGTTTTCTGTGCCGCTAGTGACTGGAACGTAGGTTTGAGCTTGCGTCCCGTTGCGCGTGTAGATCGTAACGTCTTCAAAGTTAGGATCACCAGTGGCACTTTCCAAGGCAGTGTCATTTAAAAATATTGATTTATTGCCATCAACTAAACCTTCAATCTCACCTTCAGAAATCAAATCAACGACTGTTGCGTACTGGCGCGAATCAAGGCTGTCAGGTGTTGTCTTTGGCGTCCTACTGCCACCACCACCTTTGCCACCACCGCCACCTGCGCCAATGATCGTAGTCATGCCTGCACCTGCTCAGTGTCGATACCAGCTGAAACGACGACACTACCGGTCAACGTTTTGCCGTACACAATCGGCACTGGCGTTCCACCGCGACTGGTGTTTTGTATGCCTGAAAATGAAAATGATTTGCGCGGGTCTTGCTGGGTGTCTGGACCTTGAGGAACTTTAGGTACAGGCGAAATTATCCCTGCGACTCCGCTCAAGACAAGGCCGGCACCAATCACACCAAGAGCAGCAGAGCCAGCGGAGGCATAAAGACCAGTGGTTGTAGCTGTACTTACTAGACCGCCTGCACCTAGACCAGCGCCAGTGCCGCCCAAAAACGCACCGCCAAAAGTAACAAACGAAAGACCAATTAATGCAGCGCCAAAAAGTATTTGCCCAGCGTTTCCACCCGCACCAACAATCACAGGCACGATCTTGATTTCTTCTTGGCCCACTGGATAATGCAAGTCGTCCAGCGTTAACGCACCATCACCAACAAGCACTTTGTAATGGCGATCAGCCATGTGCCGTTCCAACTGCGGGAAATTAGCAATCAGCATTCGCACTGCTTCTGCTGCTGAAGACAGTTCAGCCTCTAAAACACGACGCCCGACAACCTTGGCAAGCTCCCCATATAGCCGGACTTTACGCAACATGACGCAACCGCTTCCCTGTACAGGATTGTAGCCATCCTCCATACAAATCCCTAGAAGACAGCCGTTCTGACAAGTGATGCAGCACCATGCCATCACCGATGTAAACCGCACAATGATTCAAACCATTGCCATTGATCTGCATCAACAACAGATCGCCCTTGATCAATGACTCATCTTCAGTCAACTCACGAAACCCTGTCGCAGCCCAAGCATCGTTGAACATTGGTGATTCCATAAACTGCTTTGGCGTTGCTGGCCTGTCCCAATCACGCAGGTTGATTCCTTCTGCGGCGTACCAATCACGCGCCAATGTCCAACAATCATTAATCGCCCACGTCCACTTACGGCCAATTAACGGAGCCTTATATCCACATGGAACGTATTCATCCCAAGTTTCGGTTTGTGGGTTGACGATGTACCAGGGCAAACCGTGCTTTTCTGCTGAAACCTTGTCAGCCTCGCTTGCTGCCGGTGGGGTCTTTGGATGACTATGGACAATGCCGATAATTTCTCCTTTATCGTCAGCGGCTGCATAATCCTCGGGATTAAGCACAAACATGTCTTCCATGTTGTGCGCCATGTTCCGGCACATCCAATACTTTCTGCGCCCTTTAACAACGACAACAAGGCCGACAGCCTCCCATGGATAACGGTCTTTTGCGTCCTGTAACGCAGTATCGCGCCATGTCATGCGAAGAATGTCCCGATGCCTGGATACCCTCCAAAGGGTAACTCTTTATTTTCACCAAACCTGCACTCGCAACTGCTTTGCCGCTTGCCGCAAACATCTTCGCTGTCTGCAGCCGTACCAACATCATTGGCAGTAAATCGCGTAAACGTCACACCATTAACAACCTTGCCAGGGCCAACTGTGGGGTCGTAGCCGCATTCAACTGACTTGTAGACCCATTGGCAACGGCTGATGCACTGGCGTTTTGGTGCGCGTACACCGGCAAGATCAAAAGCAGACGCAAGTTCAAACTCAATTAAGGTGCGGTTTTCTGCTGACTTACGATCAACGTAGTAAATTTCTTTGGGAAAAATAGCGGTGCTGTCTGGAGTACCAAACGGATTTGTTCCATTAAAATCTGTTTGAATAAACGTATCGTCTTCTGCCAAAATAAAACTGCCGTCTTCTGTCAACAAATAAGCCGGAGTCCCTGGAAAATTTATGGCATCTATGTAGCGGGCTAACGTACGAATGCGCGTAACTTTTGCGCCTTCTAATCCATTTGGCAACGTAGCAATCAGACCTGTAATGGTGCTAAACAGATTGCTTAGCCGTAAAGTTGGACGCGGCAAACTGCCTTGCCCGGAGTAGCTAAAACCATCAGCTTCAAGCGGGATTGCTGTGTAAAGCTGCCCGCCAAACGTTATGGCCTGAAGGCCACCTTGGTTTAAGCCGCTGAAGTAATAAGTTGTATCGACTCCATGCTGCACTGAATCCAGCTCAAGCTGAAACAGCTCAATAACTGCTGTTGGCGAAATGCCTTGCAGCTCACTGGTGATGCCATCACTGGACTCCGTGTCGGTGTAACCGGAGTTCCAATATCCAGTTACGACGTAAGACATGCTCAGCTAGTAGTGGCTTTCACCACTGCAAACCCAATCACAATTGCTTCGCTTAATGATCCACTCGTGATGTTTCGGACGTTAATGCTTGCCGATCCAGCGGCAGGCTGTGCGTTTAGTAAATAAGAACCAGCCGTTCCACCACTAACGTGATTTAGAACAATTACGTCAGTCACTGCCACCGTTGTGTTGGTCAACGTAAATGAAACAGTTGTGTTTGCAGCCAATGCCGCACCGTTCATTGTGATCTGACCGCACTTCTTGCTTAGCGTTACCGCTGTGCTTTTAGACGTTGCTTGAGTAACCGTTCCACCTTGGCCGGTTGCTATATAACCGCAACTATCACGCAAGTCTGTAAAGTTAGTGTCAACCTCGGTATGGGTGAGCGGGCTGCCCTTGCTCGATCTAGTCGTGACAGTCATTACGGCTCAAAGACTTGGCGGAATGTTGCTTGTATCGTAGCTCGGTTCAGGTAAGGGATCGACTTGGTCCACTGCTCACAAACAAATTTTGAACTGCTGCCTTCACCGGGTGGTGTGAAATCAAAGCTTGCGTTATCAACAGCCCGTGCATCCAGAAACGTTTCAATGGTGTCAGCATCAGTTTCAGACACCTCAAACGTGAGGCTAAAACTTTTGGGGTTTTGATTTAGGGAGAACGTAAGACGTTGCTCGTAGCCATCACCAAACTGCACCTTTCGCGTGACAGGGGCGCTGCTTTTTTGCACGCCATAGGTCGGTGCAATTGAAGGGAATACAGCCATTAGCGGGTCAACAATCCTC